GTTTTTGGATATTTACATCCTGTTATTGGTTCCAAGGCATCTGCTGACACAAATCTAGTAACCACAATATCTTTTGATATCGTATTTTTATGTATTACATCTGATAATGTATCTGCAATTTTCTGATACTCTTTATTTAACATTTTTCCTGTTCGCAATGCCTCATTCATTAACCTTGCATTGCTTGAATTAATATAACCTGAAAAATGCGTTTTCCCATACAAAATTTTTCGTTCTTCCTTAGTTACAGTATGATGCATTTTTTGAAATTCATCAAGAGAAAGTTCTTTATATTCACGACTATCTCTCTCCATTTTTTCTAATTCTTGCAAGCTACGTTCTTTCCGAACCGGGTTCTTCTTTGTTTTCTTTTCCGCGTTCAGTTCCGATGTCCCTGCAATCACCCGCAACCGGTTATCCTTTGCCCGAATTCCCATCGCATTGCTGAAATTGTGGTATTCCTTAATCTGCTTACGCTTCTGTGCTTCCAAAAGTGATGTATCTCCACCAATTGCCTTCTGCGCTTCAATTTCACGCTTGGTTGCACGAATATCACGCTCCATCTTCCGCTGCTTCTGTGTTGCATGATAGTAATCATACGTCTTTCCACGATATTCTTTCGGTTTCGGTTCATCCGGCCATGTCGTTGGTTCACTGATTCCTTCAAAAAATGGATAAAAGTCATGCCTGCAGTTGATTCCCTTTAATCCATCGATGTCTCCATAATGGCAAACAGAAAAATTTGGATATTTTTTATTTTTTCCGCTGCGACTGTAAATCTTTCCATGCCATACAGCATGTTCCGGGCGTGCACCCCAGTGCGCACTGACTTCCACCAGATCAGTATCCGTCTCTTCAATGTAGTGCATGGCGATCTGACCGGCAAGCTGACTGTTTGCGGTCCGTATCGCCATTCGTGCAGCCGTATCTAGCTGGTACGTTCTCCCAGAAGTATAATCAATACTGCGAAGTCCACTCTGTGCCAGTTCTTTCACACAATCATTCACACACTGATCATAAGAAAAGGTTCCGGTAGCCATTTTTATCAATGCCTTATCCAGATACTGCCTGTATGCATTTTTTAAAGCGGTAGTGCCATGTACACCTTTAAATCCGGTTGATCTGGTCAGATTCTTCAATGTTCCGGCAGTTGCTTTGCTCATTTCCTCAACCATTCTGGTAAAAGCACTGTCTTTTGTCAGTTCCATACCCGCCTGCTGCCACGCTTCCATGTTATAATTAAAAGACATATCACCGGCATTGGCTATGATATCATTCCCTGCTTCCTTTGCAGCCGCTTCTGTGGCTTTGATCTCTTCTCGGACAAATTCCTTCCATTCTTTTGTATTCTTTGCTATTTCATCCTGGAATGCTTTATCTGCCCGTAGAAGCTTCATAACCTCCGCTCTGATACGATCCGGAACCATACCCGTCTCCTTCATTGCCTGAGCCATCAATTCTGCTGTTTCTGTAAAACGCTTCGTTTTCTTCACGCGTCTGGCAATATCAGCAATCACATCCTGCTCTAATGCCTGATATAATGCTGCGATCTGATTTCCAAGCATTTCAAGCTGGTTTTCTGTGAGCATCAGTCTTCAACCTC